GGAATCTTGTCCATGTTCTAGGTCTGTTTCTAATATAAGATGTCCTATCCCAAAAGTTGGATATCCTAAATGGTCTAAATAAATTTTATCTATACAACCCTCATCGAATTTTAATTCTTCTCTTAATTTATCTATATTCATAGTATCTTGATTGTTGTCGCCCCTCCAGTTGACACTGTTACTTTTCCTAGAAGTGCTGTCCCCTGAACTCCATTTTCTTCCCCAACGTATAAATCTATCCATTCAGTACCACTCCATAACTGTAATTGATTTGTGCTTAGATTAAAAATTATATCTCCTTTATTAAATTTGTTCAAATTTCTTTGAGTTTCATTTACAGCTAGAGTAGAATCAATATCAACAGAATTTAAAGATAATTCTAAAACTCTACTTAATCTATTAAAAGTTTCAGGGTTTACTTGTCCTTGGGCAGTCGGTAATTTAGTTTCTAAAAGTTTACTCATTATCTTTTACCGTCTGGTTTTACATCTAATCTAGTAGCACCTAACCTAAAACTCATACCTAAATCATTAGTATCATCATCATTAGATTGAACTCTTAATACAGCTTGTCTACCACGTAATCTAGTATCTAATTTTGTTGTATTAGAAAAACAAGATGATGTGCTTACAGTTGTCAAACTTTCTCCTGGAAAATTTCTTCTTTTTAAAACAAAATCTAATTTTTGTCCTGATGACCCAGTTGAACCTGTACCCGTAAATTTTACATCGGGAATAACTCTACTTATGTGTTGAAACATATCCCCCTCACCTAAATCAAAATCACTTGATTCTATAAAAACATTTTGCATAGCACTTCCATCATCGTCGTTACCTACTTCATGATTGAAAATACAACTCGAATTAGTAGATATTTCATGAGTAGCTATAGGTTTTTCAAAAACACCTTCATCTAACCAAGCATTTCTAGATAATTGACCTATAGACCATACATTTTCATTGTAATTATACACAACGTATCTGTCTATGTTTATTGCATCAGTAGAACAATAAAACCAACCTACCTCATCAAAAGCTTTATTAGAAAAAGCAAAAATCTGGAAACTTTGTGAATCGTTTATATCACTAAAAACATAATCTAATACACTACAAGGTAAACTTTGTACTTGACCTGTATATCCGTAAAAACCTTTTTTATCCATCCAAAAAATACCTTTAGGTGTATTTATAGCAGCATTAGGACCAACTAAACCCACACCCTCATTTACTAAATTTACACCAAAAGTAAAAGGCTGTCCAACGAAACTTAAAGAATATAAAGAAGTATCTGTCCAAATTAAAGTCTCTTGTCTAGCTCTTAATGCACCGATTATAGAAGACCCCGCAGATAACCTTAAAGAACCTGCTGTATTAGTAGGTAAAGGTTCCCATTGCGTTACATCTTCTTGGTCGCTAAATGCTATTAACATAGGGTCTATAGTTCCTGACCGTGACGAATCAACTATTGGGTCTGCACCAAAACATATAACGTGTCTATCTATATCGCTTACTAAAACTTGTAATGCTACTGTTGGTGGTAAATTAGCATTCGATAAATTAGATAATGACACAGCTCTTGATGATGTGCCACCACTTGTGTCCCAATAATAAACACCACCGTTTCTTACATTAAATACTAAATCTTCACCGAAATTATCATGTGAGTAAACACGTAATTGATTTGTATTACTAAGAGCTTCAACTGAACCAAAAGTGCCTTCACCCCAACCACTAGCACCCCAACCAGAAGATGGAACGTAAACATCTAGACCAACATTTATTTGATAGACCCCAACAACAGAAGAGCCACCATTACCACTATCTGAAGAATTTGCAGTAACAGTAACACCAGATGTGTCTTTTGCTTCTATTGTGTAGCTATTAGCATTTACTATAGTTGCTATTTGGTATTCTTGATTCAAAACTGCGGCAGTCACGTTACCGCCTAAAGAAGAAGCACCACTAAAAGTTACAAAATCGTTTTTGACAGCCCCATGTGTTGTATCAGATACGGTTATAGTAGCGTCACCATTAGAAGCAGAAAACGTTACATCACCTGCTGATGTGGTTAATCTTATCGGTGTAACATCATAATAATTAGAGCCTTCTAATACATAATATTTTTGTGTAGCACCTATACCTAAATACTGTGTTCCACTCAGAGCTGTCCATGCATGTAAGGCTCTACCACGTGAAATAAATGTATTAACATTTCTTTTTACCCAGCCACCAATTTTTTCTGGCAAACCTTTTCTAAAACGCACCAAATTACTATCGAACCAACCACCTTCATTTGCATATGCAGTAAGTTCTTTGTTTATTCCTGGTTTAAAAATAAATTTTTGTAAAGGCACTTTTTCTCCTAAATAAAACTAGCAAATACTATAGAGCCTAGTATAAACGGATAAACCCCCCATAACAACATTTCTAATCTTTTGAATTTAGCAGAACCTTCGTCTAATCTTTTTTCGATATATTCATAACGAATAGCACATTCTCTTTCATGTGCGTTAAGTTCTGCTGTTACGTCTTTTACTGTAGGCATTACTTTTCTTTAGCTTTGCCTATATTTAAAGCACACCAATCAATTACTTTATATAAGTAACTAAACCAGTGGTCATCTTTTGGAGTTGGTGTTATAGCTGCTATTACAGAAGCAATAGATATAATAGCTGTAACCCACATAATTATATTTAACCACATCATTTTAAATTTCCTCCTCTGGAATTTTATCTTTTAAAACCTCGTCAGCTTTTTCTTTTGTTGAAGCTATAAACTGATTAGTAAAAAAATGTAATGCTGCATCAACTTGTGACATATCAAACAACATACTTTCTTTTTTACTTCTTAAATTAGTAATTTGATTTGCAAGATATTTTTGTTTATCAGACATTTCAGATTCTAATATTTCGGTATCGCCTATTACAGCTTTACTTTCTTCTTTTTCCATTTTTAACTAGGTACGCTAAATGCTTGGTCTGGTGTACTTAGTGTAGGTGGGTTGGTTATAACGCTATCTACTTGACTAGCAAATATTGAATCCCATTGTGATACAGGACATATTGCTACTAAATCAGCATTAGACCAACTACCTTTTGCTTTTAAAGTAAAGTTAGTAGTTGTATTACCACTTGCGTCTGTATCTGTTTGATTTACTGTAGTGTTAAAAGTAGATGTATAGTAAGTGCTATCGCCTTCACTATCGTTTTCATACTTCATTTGTATATCCCACTTATCTACTTTACTAGATGAGTTTATATAAGGTGTGCAACTTATAATTGCTTTTGTTACTGCCATTTTATTCTCCTTCGTTTAATTTAGTTTTTAATTCTTCTACTTGTGCAGAAAGTTCTTTTACTGCATTTACAAGATACCATGTCATATTATCTGCATTTACAGTTTTACAACCAGTATCTTCTGTATTCACAATATCTGGTAAAATATCTTCTACCTCTTGTGCAATTACTCCTAGTTGTAAACCTTCTTTTTTAATAGCTGTATGAGTTGGCAACTCTGTTATTTCTTCTGCTGTTTTATATTCAAAGTTTCTAACTTGTATCTGATTAATTTTTTCTAGCCCTATATCATTATTAACTATATTCTTTTTAATTCTTTTATCAGAGGTTGTAGCCCAAGAAGATGAATTATTACCTTGAAATAAATTACCATCACCCGGGGGTGCGATAAATCCCGTGCCATCACCTTTACCAGTTTTTGAAACACCTATTACTAATTCAGAATTACCACTACCACTTGTATTAACTGCATATCCAAATAATACACAACTTGAAGCATCTACTATTGCTAGACCTGCAGATGTACCAACTACTGTATTATTATTGCCTGTAGTTATACTGTTAGCAGTTGAGCTACCTATTGCAATATTATTACCGCAACCAGAACCTGATTGCAGAGCATTTGTACCTACTGCTGTATTATGGTCATTATTAGTAAGTGTTTCCAAGGCAGATTTACCAACAGCAGTGTTTGATGTACCTGTAGTGTTTGATTTAAGTGACCTCATACCAACTGCTGTGTTGTTACTCGCTGTGGTATTTGCAATTAAACTTTCACTACCAATTGCTGTGTTGCTTCCACCAGTAGTATTTCCTCCTAATGCACCATTACCGAAAGCTGCATTATCTCCTCCCGTTGTGTTTGCATCCATTGATAATCTTCCAACCGAAGTATTTTCAGAACCTGTAGTGTTTGATAACATCGCATTTAAACCAACTGCC